CCCTCAAGATCGTCAGGATTGCTCAAAACAGGCTCAGGAGCGATTTTCGCATCGGGTTGGTAGTCAGACATCACCTAGACCATGATCGGGGCTTGTAGGTACCTTAAAACGCCTCAGAAAGGCATTTGGGGGGTAGAGAAAAAGTGGGTGGAGTCCCTGACCCCGCCGGCCCCCCCGCCCCCGACGCAAGGGGGGGTGGGGGTCTAGAAATCGCGTCCGGCTCCGGCAGCTGCGCCGGTTGAGGATCTGCAATCCCATAGGCAGTGGCAATATTGTCAATCAACTCATGCACTTGCGCGTCCACAATCTCCGACTGTGACGTAGTTGTGCCAACCTGCCTGCCGTTGAGCCAGTTGAGCTGGACGATGATGCCGCCGCCGCCTGCGGCCGGCTCCTGCGGCAGGCAGCGCCCAACCAAGCTGATGTACATCTGCCGGTCGGCTACCAGCTTGCTGCGCGCCAAGCCAATCAGGTACCCGGTCAGCCCCTCCTTGTGGCACGCGCCGCGCGCGGTCGTAGCCAGCACCGCCTCCTTGATCCCGGTCGGGACGCGACCGAGCGCCCCACGCGGCCGGCCCACGGGCATGCGGTTGCCGTTCTTCCCGGCCTTTTGCCACCGCACTCCGTCTAAAGTAACTGGCTCGTCCTCGGGCACGCCTTCAAATTTTGAGGTCTTGCCCTTCGCTGCCCCACTGGCACTCGCCATCGCACCACTCCATTGTCGGAAACGCACCGCCATTAGATCAAAACAACAGGCGCTTCGCAACCCCCCCAAACGGCGCACTCACATAAATTTCCGTTTGGGTCGCTCCCTCTGCACGCACATCCCCCCATACCCCTATCAGAGTGCGTGTGCGTGCAGTGCGTGCAAACCGTGCAGCGGCCCCCACACCCCAACCCTTGCAGGGGGGTTTGGGGGGTGTGTTGGGGCCACGCGCTGCACTCAGTGAACGTGCACCGCACTCACAAGTGCGTGCAATGTGCGTGCAACAGTCGCAAGCCTTTTACGCCGCTTGCGTGTTTCGAGGTAGATCTCAAAGTTCTCCCGCAGACATTTCCAATGGTGCTCTGTTATGGTGCATTGCTTGGTTGCGGTTGTTTGGTTGCGCGTGAGCAACTGCTTGCGCAGGTAGTTAACGTCGAGCGCAAGCCAACGGCAGTAGGCGTCCAAACCTGAACCAAAGAGGAACGCTAGCGCCGATTGAGCGTACTCGCCTAGTTTTTTTTTACCTGTTAACTTGCTCTTACGCGCCGGAATCATTGCATCGAGCGCCGCGCGGGTGATGATAGCGAGCACTAAACGGTGCTCAGGTGTAATCGGCTTTTCGCTATCGCGATAGGTCAGAATGTCCATTGCTTTGTGCCTCCAAATATTCAAGCCCTGCCGCAGTAACACACAACTTTTCAAACAACTGTCGGTTTGCTCCCTTGTACGTTGACTCGCTCAACAGTCCTCGTGCTTTTAAATCCTCAATGCGCGCAAAGAACTCATCCCGCGCCAAACGCGCTGGATACTTTGGATGGCGGCACAAAACGACGTGGGCGTTGTTTCGCGCCCTGACCTTTGTGCTGAGGCTTTGCTCGCACTCTGAAAGCATACCCAAAATAGCAAGCTCTTGCGATTTTCGCACCATCGCGGCCGCAAAAGCAGACCCGACAATGCTACCGAACGGCACGAACACTTTTGTTGCGGGGTCGAACTCCAACTGCACATCAGGCTGCAGCGCGCCTACATTTGACTTTTCGTGCACCAGCGTCACGCAGTGCTGGTCGCGGTACATCGCCCAACGCGAGCGCGCTGAGTTGTTCCAGGCTGTGCTGCCAGAAAAACTTGTACCTGTGTCCTTGCTCGTCGTCATGCGCACGCTGGCCTTGTCAACGTGAGAGAGCAGCAGTACTGCAGCGCCCGTGTCCCGCGCGATGCCTGCTAAGTAGCGCATGAAGGTACGCACTGCTGCACGGTCGTTTTCGTTGTCTGCAAAAACGTCGCTTGCGTTATCAATGATAAGCAGGTCGATCTTGCGCCGTAGTGCCTCTTGCGCAAGCCATAGGCCAAGATCCGTTACAAGGCCCGCCCGAAAGAGCACTGCGTCGCTGTTGGTGGCGTCAAAGATGTATAAGTGTTCGTGCAGGGCTGGTAAGGAGACACCCTGCTCGGCGCAGATGTTTGAGACACGGAAGTGCACTGTGCGCGTCTCATCCTCAGCGCTTAACACCATGACTTTGGCTTTCTGCGTTGCAATGTTGAAGAGCGGGGTGCCTTGCGTTGCAGCAACTGCTAGCTGCAGCGCCAGATTGCTTTTTCCGACGCCGCCGTTGGCTGCGAGCAGCGTTGTCGTGTTGCGCGGCAGCCAATTGTTGAGCACCCACGCAGGCTCGGTTGGTTGCGTGCCTGCGAGCGCCTGCCAGTCAAGCAAGGCAGGCGGCTGCAGGAGCTGCACATCTTGGTCGCTAACTTCTACCGTCGGTTGTTGCACTCGCGGCGCAAACTTCTCGGCGCTCTTGACTGCGCGCGGAATCTCTGCCCGTCGCTCCGCCCAGCGCCTTGCCTCAGCCTGGTCTGCGCCTGATGGCTTGATCTGATCCATCAAGCTGTAAAGGAACTCGACCGCAGCGCCCGGGAACATCCCGCCACGCACTAGGCTTGCTGCAAGGCGCGTGAGGCTGTCGTGATACACGCGCTCCTCAACAGGTGCAATGAGGCTTGTAACCATTTCGCCCGCGTGTGTTCGATGCTGCGCAGGAGTTGCACGGGTGGCCTCTACGGTGTTGCGCAGCGTGTCAAGGTCGATGCTTAGAAAACTGCAAGCGTCCTCAAGCGTCCAGCGTGTTGAAGGCGACCAGTGCCGCAACGCCACGGTCCAATGACCTGCAGGCCGGACCTTAGTGTTCAATCCTGCAGGGCATCGGACGTAGCGCACAGCGTTATTGCCGCTGCGGTCGGTGGCAAGGTGCCCACGCGCGGAGATGGCTTGCATGAGCGCGTCTACAAGTGTTGCATCGCGCGTGTCGGGATCGTCCAGGTCAAGCAGCCATCCAATCTGATACTTCGCAGGCGACGTTTCGATGACGTAACTGAAGTTGCCGTAGTCGGCCGCTAGCGCATCGTCAATGGTCAAGCATGCAAGCTGGTGGAAGTTGCCCTTGCGGCGCACTGCGCCCTCTGCGCTCGCCCTAAGCAGGGTTGGACAGAAGTAGTTGTTGCAATGGAGCGCCTTGTCCATCTGCGCGGCCTGCGCAGGCAGGTGCTTGTAGATCGTGCCTGACCACACTGACGGGTGGGCGGTTGCAGGCGACTCAGCAAACGACGCGACCCACCCGTACTGCTCAGGCGAAAACTCTCCGTACACCGTGGACAAAAAGTCGCTGTTGAGCAGCGCCACGGCGAGCATCTAGCGCTTGATAAGGTCGGAGACCTTTAGTTCAATGCCTTTGCTCTCGGCAAGTGCGAGCAGCGCCGGCCAGTGCTTGAGAGGCACCTGCCCGCGGCTGCCTCCGCTCTCGCTGCACCATCGCAGCAGGCTTGAGCGGTGCAGGCCAAGCGCTTGCGCTACCACTGCGCGCCCGCCAAGTAATTCGATGACTTTTGATGCGGGATCTGCGCAATGGACGGACATAGCTACCTTGACGATTTGTTGCGATTCCAGCACACTAGACTACCAACTTGAACGCTGTCGTGTCAATCATGAACGCAGAATGGTTTAGAAATCAATTCAGAACGAAGAAACTAAGTCAGAACCGCGCTGCGGACCTCCTGGAGATGCAGCGATCTGGGCTGTCGAGATTGTTGAGTGGCGAGCGGCGCATGGCGCTTTTAGAGGCTCACAAGTTCAGCGAAATGCTGAACGTGCCTTTGAGCGAGGTCATACGACAAGCTGGCATCGAGACGCGCCAAGATGTGTTGCCTGTGCCCGTCAAGGGCTTTGTGGACCGTGATTGCAAAGTTACTTACTTCCCGCAGCGCGTACACCAGAAGGCGCTCGCGCCTGTGGACTGCAGCGCTGGCACATTTGCCCTTCAACGCCACGACCGTAAGAGTTCACACGATGGGTGGCTCTACTTTGTTGCGCCAGAAGAGTTGGACCCGCGCTCCTCGCTCTACAACCTTTGCCTGTGCACGCTAGCGTCTGGTGAGCAGTTGCTCGCCACCGTCATGCGTGGCTACCACGCTGGCCTTTTCAACCTGGCTGACGACCGTGCAGACAACCCACTGCTGAGCGATGTGGCCCTCGCCCACGTCTGCAAAGTGGTGTGGATCAAGCCCGTCTAATAGTTGACTTTTTTTGTCAAGTACTGTTGCGCTTTTCGCATCACAGATGCACGATAGCAACGTCAGCAAAATTGCTGATACAACGAAACCAGAATCTCAACCAACAGGAGCGTACAAATGAGACTGTACCGAGTTCATTTTTTGATTGATAACGGCGCAAGTGCCGGATTTTCATGGCACAGCTCTAGGGCGAATGCATTGAAAGCAGCGCGAGAGGCGGTTAAGGACAACCCTGACGATTATGAAGAATTCCCGCAAATCGAACAAGTTTGGGTCGAAATGTCTAGACGCGGTGCTCTTTCTGCCCTGAACCGCTACGCTAATCATCCCGACAATGTTTGATTCGGTTAAAAGGTTTTCATTGTCAAACCAAAACCAGATGCAAGAGAGGGTGTCGCAATTGGTTTTGGTTTTGGACGGCACGACCTTTTACCCGCACTACAGGTTGCCGGAAGTCTGGTGCGGCCCTGGCACCACCCGCAAGCATGACAGCAACACTTGGTCAACTGCGTTTCTCTTGCACGCCGGCGCCAAATGGCACTCGGCAGATTTATGGCCGAGGAATTGGACAAAACATGTCATCAAACCACACTGAAAAAACAAAGAGTGCCGCGCTTGTCCTGTTTACAGGCGGCGCTGCATTCGGAGTGCTTTACGCACTCTTAATCGTCGGAGCAATCCCATGACAATCGACACACTTATAAAAGAATGGTTGATCTATAAAGAGCAAGAGAACGACGCAAGGAGGCGTCGAATCGACGTCGAAGCGCAAATTTGCAAATTGCACCCACCGAAAGAAGAAGGCAGCACGACAGTCACAACGCCCGCGCAAAACAAACTGTGCGTTAAAGGCGTAATGTATTACAAGGTTGACCTGCCGCTCCTGCTTGACTTGACTAGAGACTGGCCCATTGACACAAGGCCGGTGAAATCAGTGGCCGATGAAACAAAGCTGCGCGCAATTCGTTTAGGTGCGCCGTTGAGTTGGCGGCACATTGTTCCGGCTGTGACAATGACTCCTGGTAAAGCAGGCATTGAAATCAAACTAGCGGAGGTTGCAGCATGAGCTTCAATCTCGAAAGCATCAAGTCAACCAAACGCGCCCGCGCGCCAAAGATCGTTATATGTGGCCCCGGCAAGATCGGGAAAACGACTTTTGCTGCCTCAGCGCCTAACGCAGTCGGGATCTTGACCGAGGACGGCGCAAGCGCAGTTGACACCCACGCGTTCCCGCTCTGTCAGTGCATTGACGATGTCGCTGAAGCAATCCTTGTTCTTTTGCGCAGCGACCACCCGTACAAGACGGTCTTTGTCGACTCTTTGGATTGGCTTGAGCCTTTGGTTCACAAGAAGGTCTGCGAAACCCACAATTGGGCGAGCATAGAAACCCCGGGCTTTGGAAAGGGGTACATTGCTGCGGCCGACGTATGGCGCAACCTGCTACAGGGATTTGAAGCGCTGCGCGAGAAGGGCATGGCGGTTGTCTTGATCGCGCACGACAAGATCAAGAGGTTCGAGTCACCGCTCCACGACGGCTACGACCAGTACGTTCTGAAGCTGCACGACCGTGCTGCAGCGCTCGTGATGGAGTGGGCGGACGTCATTGGTTGGGCTAACTACCAAGTCATCATTGATGCCGACAAGCGCGAGCGCAAGGCGCTTACCACCGGCAAGCGCATCCTTCATCTTGAACCTCACCCTGCGCACCCAGGCGGCAACCGCTTTGGGTTGAAGGACCAGCCGCTGTGCTGGAACACTTTCTTTACCAACTTGCAAAACCTGAAAGGAAATGGAAATGGCATTGCTCAACCACAAAGTCTCTGAGAAAGAAACCATCAGCGCGTTTGCCCCGCTACCTGCCGGAACGTATGAAATGATGATGGTAGCCAGCGAGATACGGGACACCAAGGCTGGTAACGGCAACTACCTCTGGTGCGAAATGCTCATCACCACGGGACCGTACACTGGACGCAAGTACTACGAACGTTTCAACTTATCAAATCCAAATAGCAAAGCGGTTGAGATTAGTACAGAGCGCCTTGACTCGCTTTGTACTGCATTGGGGTACAAGGCAATCAGCGCGTCGGAAGAGTTGCATAACAGACCTTTTATAGCGCACGTTGCTATTGATAAGAAAGATCCAAGTAGCAACTCCATCACGAAATACAGTTGCGTCGATGCTCCGGCGGCCGCACCGAGAGGCAACGTTGCACCGCAGCGTGTAAGCCGGCCTTGGGGTTGATCATGCGCAGCACCACCGCTCAGGAAGTTGTGAGTTGGCACGCGCGCCAGACGTCTGAGCACCGGCCGCACCTTGGTTGCTCAACGCTCGGCGCTGAATGTACGCGCCAGACGTGGTTGACGTGGCGATGGGCTAGGCTAGCGCAGTATTCCGGCAGGCAGCGGCGCCTGCTTGACACAGGAAAACGCGAAGAGGCGCGCGTGTTTGCTGAACTGCGTGCGCTTGGGGTGCAAGTCTGGGAAGCAGATGAGTCTGGCGCTCAGTGGCGCGTGAGCGGCACTGACGGGCACCTCGGAGGCAGCCTCGACGCTGTGGTGAAGGGCTTGGCCGAGGACTCCACGCGCGCGGCAGTGCTTGAAATCAAAACGCACAACGCTCAGTCGTTCAAGCATTTGGTTGAGTAC